ATGGCCGGAACGGGGGAGGGCGCGCGGTGGACGCTGGCGCGGCGACGGCAATTCCTGGCGGCGCTGGCGGTCAGCGCCGATGCGGGGGCGGCGGCACGGGCGGTGGGAGAGACGCTGCGGGCCGCTCGCGCCTTGCGGGCGCGCGACCGGGCCTTTGGCGAGGCCTGGGATGCGGCGATCGGTGCGGCACACGCGCTGGTCGAGGAAGGGCTGCTGCGCCGGATGCTCGCCCTGTTGGCGGCCGGGGACGGGGAGGGCGGAGAGGCCGGTGCGGGGACCACCGGCCTCTCCATCACCCCGCCGCTCCAGCCGACCGAGGTGCAATTCTATCTGAAGCTGCTCGCCCGCCGCGATGCGCTGGCCCAGGCCGGTGATGGCGTCAGCGAGGCAGCACGGGCCGATGCGGCCGAGACCGATGCGGCGCTGGAACGCGCGCTCGATGGGCTGGCGCGGCGGCGGTTGAAGGGGATGGCGTGATGGCGGGACAGGATGCGGCAACGCGGCTCGCCACGCTGGCGATGCTGGAACCGGGCGCGCGCGAACAGGCGCTGGCCGCGCTGACGGCGGCGCAGAAGCGCGAACTGGTCGAGCGATGGGAATTATGGGCGCATGACGGACAGGTCGCGCCGCCGGGCGACTGGCGGGTCTGGCTGATCCGCGCCGGTCGCGGCTTCGGCAAGACGCGAGCGGGGGCGGAGTGGGTCAGCGCGCTGGCCCGCGATCATCCGGGCGCGCGGATCGCGCTGATGGGGGCGACACTGCGCGATGTCGAGCGAGTGATGGTGCGCGGCGAAAGCGGGCTGCTGGCGGTGGCGCGCAAGGGTGAGACGCCCAAATGGATCGGCAGCCTGGGGCAGGTGCATTTCGCGTCCGGCGCGATCGGCTTCGCCTATTCGGCCGCCGCGCCCGAGGCTTTGCGCGGGCCGCAGCATCATGCCGCCTGGTGCGACGAACTGGGCAAGTGGAAGGGGGAGGCCGGGTGGGACAATCTGATGATGACGCTCCGGTTGGGTGAGACCCCGCGCGTGCTGGTCACGACCACGCCGCGCGCGACGCCGCTGATGCGCAAGGTCATGGCGCTGCCCGATTGTGTCGAGACGATCGGGCGGACCAGCGACAATGCGCATCTGCCCGACAGTTTCCAGGACGCGATGCTGGCGCAATATGGCGACACGCGGCTGGGGCGGCAGGAGCTGGACGGCGAGATGGTCGACGACCGCGAGGGGGCCTTGTGGACCCGCGCTTTGCTCGACCGACAACGGGCGAAGACGGTGCCCGCGCTCGACCGGGTGGTGGTCGGCGTCGATCCGCCCGCGACCAGCAGCGGCGATGCCTGTGGGATCGTCGCGGTCGGGCTGGGGCGCGACGGCCATGGCTATGTGCTGGAGGACGCCAGCGAGGCGGGCCTGTCGCCGGAAGGCTGGGCGGCGCGGGTGGCGGGCTGTGCCCGGCGCAACCGCGCGGACCGGGTGGTGGCCGAGCGCAACCAGGGCGGCGACATGGTGGAGAGCGTGCTGCGGCTCGCCGATCCGACCCTGCCGGTGCATCTGGTGTACGCCTCGATCGGCAAGGCCGCGCGGGCCGAGCCGGTGTCGTTTCTCTATGCGCAGGGGCGGGTTTGGCATTCGCGAGGGTTTCCGGCGTTGGAGGACGAGCTGTGCGGGCTGGGGGTGGCGGGGGCCTATGACGGGCCTGGTCGCTCGCCGGACCGCGCCGACGCGCTGGTCTGGGCGCTCACCGAGCTGATGCTGTCGGGGCGAGGGCCGCCGGGGATACGGAATTTGTGAGCTGATCCTCCCCGGAACGGGGAGGGGGACCGCCGCGAAGCGGTGGTGGAGGGGGATCGCCGCTGGGCGAGTCCCGTGTGGAAGCCCCCCTCCGTCAGCGCTGCGCGCTGCCACCTCCCCGTGCCGGGGAGGAGCTAAAGGAGATTCGATCATGAGGATGTTCGGTCGCAAGACCGGGCGGGGGGCCGCGCGTCCTTTGCTCGGATTGGGTTTGGCCCGGTCGGGGGTGCCTTTGACGGGGGCGGCACCGTCCTATGAGAGCCAGGTGCGCGAGGGCTATCTTCGCAACCCGGTGGCGCAACGCGCGGTGCGCATGGTCGCGGGCGGGCTGGCCGATGCGCCGCTCACCGCGTCGCATCCCGAACTGGTCGCGCTGGTCGCGGCGCGCAGCGAGGGGCAGGCGCTGCTGGAGACGGTGGCGACGCATCTGCTGCTGCACGGCAATGCCTATGTGCAGATCCTGCGCGATGCCGAGGGAGACGTCGCCGAGCTGTTCGCACTGCGTCCCGAGCGGGTGACGATGGAGCTGGACGCGAGCGGCTGGCCCGCCGCCTATCTCTACCGCGCGGGCGGTCGCGTGACGACGCTGCCGGTCGATCCGGTGAAGCCGTTGGTGGTGCATCTGAAAAGCTGCCACCCGCTCGACGATCATTACGGGCTGGGCTGTCTGGGCGCGGCGGCGGGGGCGATCGCGATTCACAATGCCGCCGCCGCGTGGAACCGCGCGCTGCTCGACAATGCGGCGCGGCCTTCGGGGGCGCTGGTTTATGATCCGGGTGACGGCTCGACGCTGACGCCCGACCAGTTCGAGCGGCTGCGTACCGAGATGGAGGGCTTTGCGGGCAGCGGCAATGCGGGGCGGCCGCTGCTGCTGGAAGGCGGGCTGAAGTGGCAGGCGATGAGCCTGACCCCGGCCGAACTCGACTTCATCGCGGCCAAGTCGTCGGCGGCGCGCGAGATCGCGCTGGCGTTCGGGGTGCCGCCGATGCTGCTCGGCCTGCCCGGCGACAATACCTATGCCAATTACCGCGAGGCGAACCGGGCGCTGTGGCGACAGGCGATCCTGCCGCTGGCGGGCGGAATCCTGAGCGGGCTGGCGCAGGGACTGGCGGGCTGGTTCGAGAGCGCGAGCCTGTCGGTCGACATCAACCGCGTCACCGCGCTTGCCGAGGAACGGCAGATGCTTTGGGCCATGGCGGCGAGCGCCGACTTCCTCGATCCGGCGGAAAAGCGCCAGATGGTCGGCCTGTCATGAGCGGGGACGTTCTGGCGCGGCTGTTGGCGCAGGCGGCGGACAGCGGCGCGGACCTCGTCACGCTGCGTGCGGTGGCGGAGGAGGCGGGTGAGCTGGGCGCGACGCGGGCGCTCACCCGGCTGGGTCTCACCGACCCGCAAGCGGCGGCGGATGTCGCCGAACTGCGCGAGCTGCTGTCGGCTTGGCGCGAGGCCAAGTCGTCGGTGTGGAAAAGCGCGGTCGGCTGGCTGACGCGGTTGCTTGGGGCGCTGCTGCTGGCGGGGATCGCGATGCGGCTGGGGATGGAGGATTGGCTGAAATGAGCCTCTCCTTCACCGGCTATGCCGCGATCTGGGACCGGATGGACCGGGCGGGCGACGTGATGCGACGCGGGGCCTTTGAGGGGGCGGGCGACGTGCCGCTGCTCTGGCAGCATCGCGGCGCGGCGATGGGCCGCATCACCGCCATGGCGGAGGACGATATGGGCCTGTCGGTCAAGGGCGTGGTCGACGACCCCGCGCTCGCCGCTTTGGTCCGCTCCGGCGCGGTGGCGGGGCTGTCGGTCGGCTACCGGCCGCGCGTCGTCCATCAGGGGGCGGCCCGCGCCATCCTGTCGGCCGAACTTATCGAGATCAGCCTGGTGACGGTGCCGATGCAGCCGCTCGCCCGCGTGATTCAGATTTTTACCAAGGGGGAATGATATGGACGTGATCGAACGGCCCGTTCTGGACGGCGCACGCAAGACCAGCGGCGCTTTCGACGGCTATGTGCGCAGCGGCACCACCGTCGAGCTGAAGGCCTTTACCGGCACCACCGGCGACAGCGGCGGCTTTGCCGTCCCGCGTGAGATCGACGCGGCGATCGGATCGGTGCTGCGCAATGTCTCGCCCATCCGCGGCATCGCCAATGTCGTGACGGTCGGCTCGGCGGGGTATCGCAAGCTGGTCACGACCGGCGGCACGCCGTCGGGCTGGGCGAGCGAGACGGCGGCGCGGCCCGAGACGGCGACGCCCAGTTTCGTCGAACTCGCCCCACCGATGGGCGAGCTTTACGCCAATCCCTCGGCCAGCCAGGCGATGCTCGACGATGCGGCCTTCGACGTCGAGGGCTGGCTGGCGAGCGAGATCGCGACCGAGTTCGCACGCGCCGAGGGGCAGGCCTTTGTCAGCGGATCGGGTATCAATCGGCCCAAGGGTTTCCTGACCAACCCGGTCTCGACCGCCAAGGACGGCGCGCGTCCCTTCGGCACGCTGCAATATATGCCGAGCGGTGCGCCGGGCGCGTTCGGGGCGGGCGCGGAGGACCGGCTGGTCGAACTGGTCCAGCTGCTTCGCGCGCCCTATCGTCAGGGGGCCTGTTTCGTGATGAACGCGGCGACCTCGGCACGCATCCGCAAGCTGAAGACGACGGACGGCCAGTTCCTCTGGGCGCCGGGGCTTGCCGCGGGGCAGCCCGCAACGCTGCTCGGCTATCCGGTGGTCGAGGCGGAGGACATGCCCGATGTCGCAGAGAACAACTACGCCATCGCGTTCGGCAATTTCCAGGCGGGCTATCTGATCACCGAGCGCGCCGAGACCGCGATCCTGCGCGATCCGTACAGCAACAAGCCGTTCGTCACCTTCTACGCCACGCGGCGAGTCGGCGGCTGCGTCAGCGACTCGGAGGCGATCAAGCTGATGAAGTTCGCGACGGCCTGAGCCCCTGAAAAATCGGGGCAGCCGCAAGGGACTGCCCCGTAGTTCAGGGAGGATGCCGGACCCGGCCGGGGGGCGCGGGGTCGGCATGGCCGGTGCCCAAGGGGGAGGAGGGCAGCGGCTGCCCCACTCTCTGCGCGCCAACTGTGACGCCCGTGTGTCGAGCCTGTCGCAACTTGTATCGGTGAAGGAGAATTCATGATGAGCGGGACGAAGGAGGCCATGCCCCTTGCGACCGTGACGGCGGCGGCGGGTGCGGTGCGCGCGCTGTTGCGGCTGGAAGAGGGCAATGAGGCGGCGCTGGTCGAGCGAGTCGCGGGCGTTGCGCTGGGGCTGGCCGAATCCTTTTGCGGGCAGATGCTGATTCGGCGGCTCGTCGAGGAGCCGCTGTCGGGATCGGTGGCGTGGCAGGCGCTGGCGGCGACGCCGGTCGTGGCGATCCTGTCCGGCGGTGAAAACGCGATCGACCGGGACGGGCGTGGCTTGGTCCGCACGCGGGAGGCCGCGACGGTGCGCTATCGCGCGGGTCTTGCCGAGGATTGGGACGGCCTGCCGCCCGAGATCGCGCATGGCGTGGCGATCATGGGCGCGCATCTGTTCGACAATCGCGATGCCGCCGCCGTTCCGCCCGCCGCCGTCGCCGCACTTTGGCGGCCATACCGGCGGATGCGGCTCGACGGGCCGAGGCGGGCATGACCGCGCGCGAGGCGCTCAGGACCGGGCTGATGGCCGCACTCCGCCCCGTGCTGACGCCGTTGGGGGTGGCATTGTTTGACGCGGTGCCGGTGCGGGCGAGCGTGCCGCAAGCCGTACTGGGCGAGCCGAGCGACAGCGACTGGGGCGCGGCGGGGATCGAGGGGCGCGAACTGCGGGTCGTGCTGACCCTGACCGATGAGGGGGAGCAGCCCCGGCGCTTACGCACCTGCGTCCAGGCGGCGGAGGCGATCGGCCTGGCGGACGTGGTGGCGGACGGGTGGCGGGTGGCGGCGCTGAGCGTGACCGCGACCCGCATGGGTAAGACGGGTGCGCGCTGGACGGCGAGCGTCGAATGGCGCGCCCGGCTGTGGCGCGCGGGACAATAGGGGGGATCACCATGGCAATCGAAAAGGGAAGCGCCTTTCTGCTCAAGATCGGCGACGGGGCCGAGCCGCCCGCCTTCGCGACGATGGCGGGGCTGCGCACCACGCAGCTGTCGATCAATGGCGAGACGGTGGTGGTGACGAGCAAGGATTCGTGCGGCTGGCGCGAATTGCTGTCGGGCGCGGGGGTGCGGCATGTCAGCGTGGCGGGCGCGGGCGTGTTCACCGGATCGGCGGCGGAGTCGCGGATGCGCGGCCATGCGCTGGCGGGCACGATCGAGACCTATCGGTTGAGCTTCGAGAGCGGCGGGTCGATGACCGGGCGGTTCCTGGTCACGCGGCTGGATTACTCGGGCGATTTCGGCGGCGAGCGCACCTACACGCTGGCGCTGGAAAGCTCTGGCCCGGTGGTGTCGGCATGAGCGCGAATCCGATGCGCGGCGAGGCGAGCGTTCGGGTCGGCGGCGCGGAGCTGGTGGTGCGGCCGAGCTTCCAGGCCCTGGTCGCGGCGGAGGGCGAACTCGGTCCGCTGTTCGGGCTGGTCGAGCGGGCTGGCGAGGGCAAGCTCTCGCTGGGCGAGGCGGCGGCGCTCATCTGGCATTGCCTGCGCGAGGTGCCCGAGGGGTTGAGCCGCGAGCAGCTGGGCGAGGCGCTGGTCGATCTGGGGCTGGCGGCGCTGGCGCCCGTGCTGCGCCAATTGCTGCGCCAGATATTGGGCGGAAAATGACCTTCGCCGAGGCGGCGGCGCGGCTGGCGGGGATGGCGGGCGCGGTGCTGGGCTGGTCGCCCGACCGCTTCTGGCGCGCCACACCGGCCGAGCTTCAGGGAATCGTGACGGCGATGGCGGGCGGTGGTGAGGGTGGCGATCCACCCTCGCCCGCCACGCTCGCCCGCCTGCGGGAGATGTATCCGGATGGATGAGCAGGATTTCGCGCCCCGCATCGACATGCGGGGCTTCGCAGCGGACATGGGGGCCATGCGCGCCGAACTCTCGCGCGGGCTGGGCGATGCGGCGGAGATCGGCGCGCGCTCGGTCGAGGGGGCGCTGCTGCGCGCCGCGCGGACGGGCAAGTTCGGCTTCGAGGAGTTGAAGGCGACCGCGCTGTCGGTGCTCGACCAGATCGCGCGGGTGGCGTTGAAACAGGGGATGGCGTCGGTCGGCGATGGCGGGTTGCTCGGCCTGCTGGGCGGCCTGGCCTCGGGTTTGCCGGGCCGGGCGACCGGCGGGCCGGTGTCGCCCGACCGGCCCTATCTGGTCGGCGAGCGCGGGCCGGAGGTCTTCGTGCCGACCAGCAGCGGGCGGGTCGAGACGCTGCGCCCCGGCGGCGCCCCGCGTGACGTCCGTGTTGCGATCACCATCAACGCCGGGGCGGGGGAGGCGGCGGGCGTGCTGCAACGCTCCAGTCGACAGGTCGCAAGGGCGGTACGCGCGGCGCTGGCCGAGGACTGAAACCCCATTCCTCCCCTGCAAGGGGAGGTGGCAGGCCGGAGGCCTGACGGAGGGGTGTCCCGGCCGGTTAGGGCGGTGAAACCCATGACCGGGGACACCCCTCCACCATGCTCCGCATGGTCCCCCTCCCCTTGCAGGGGAGGAATAGAAGGAATGCTGTCATGCAATATTGCCTGCACGACCAGCGGCGCGAGCAGCGGAGCGACATTCTTTCACGCTTCGACCCGCGCTACTGGACGGTCGATTTTCCGCGCCCGATGATGGCAGCGGTCGTCGCGACCGCACCGGACGCGCTGCGGATCGATGCGGTATTCTACCGTGCCGACGATCTGGCCGGGCTGATCTGGGAATCGGCGGATCGGCACGACCATCCGCTGCTGCGCTACGACACGGCGCGCGACTATCGCGACTGCCGGTTGCGGTTCCGCTGGCGCTCGGGCGGGATCAAGCCGCTGGATGCGCGGCATGGGCCGACGCTGACGATCGAGGGGCGCGATGAAAGCGGCAAGGCCCGTGCCTGGTATGTCCGGCTGTGGAATTACGCGACCGGCACGCCGGAGGATGCGGAGGTCGTGATCGACTTCGCGAACCTCGCAGGCGGGTTCCGATTTCCCGAGGATCGTGATCACGTCTGGGCTGGCGATGTCGACCGGATGTTCGTCTCACTGGTCGCACCCGATTACGATGCCGGCGCGACGTTCCTCGCCCGGCCGCAGGAGGGCTGGGTCGAACTGACCCGCATCGCCTGTGACGGACCGGGGGCGGTGATCGGTGTCGGCGCGGGCGTTCTGCCCGAACAGGGGTTTCGGATCGCCAGCGGTTATGACGACAGCTATCACCTGACGCCGCAGCGTTTGCTGCGCAACATGCTGCACCTCGGCTATCGCGGCGGCATCGTCCACTATGTCGGCATGAGCCATTATTTCCGGCTCGAACGCAGCGGCGAGGGGCTTTACGCCAGCCTGATGGGCGGCGCGCTGAACGCGGCATGTGCGGCCTGGCATCGCGGCTTTGCCCAAGAGGCGAAGGCGCTGGGGTACGACCTGATCTGGTCGCTCTCCTACGAGCTGTTCGACGCGCATTGCTGGGGGGACTGGAAGCAGCGCTCGGCCGATGGTGCGCCCGCGCTGACCGGCTGGGAGCCGCCCTCCACGCTTCTCAGCCCGGCGCATTCGGGCGCGATGGCCTATCTCCAGGAAGTGGCGCGCGCCTTTCTGGCGATCGGCCAGGCGGCGGGTCTCCCCCCGCAATTTCAGGTCGGCGAGCCATGGTGGTGGGTGCGCCCCTCGGACGGGGCGCCGTGCCTGTGCGACGCGGCGGCGGTGGCGGCCTTCGCGCCGGTGCCGATGGCGAGCATGGCGGGCGCGAAGACGCAAGGGCAGCGCGATACGCTCGACCGGGCGGGGGCGTGCCTGGCGGCATCGACGGCGGCGCTGTGTGCGGCGGCGAAGGCGGCGGCACCGGGCTGCGTCACGCATCTGCTCACCTATCTGCCGACCGTGCTCGACCCGCTGGCTCCCGAAGCCAAGCGCGCCAACATGCCGATCGGCTGGGCGAGCCCCGCCTTCGATGTGCTGCAACTGGAGGATTATGACTGGGTGACGGCAGGCGCCACCGCCTCGACCCGCAAGGGCGTCGCGCTGGCCGAGGCGCGGCTCGGCTATCCGCCCGCGCGCCAGCATTATCTGTCGGGCTTCGTGCTGCGCGCCGACCAGCGCGGGCAATGGGGCTGGATCGCCCAAGCGGCGGAGGCGGCGCGGGCGCGCGGCGTGGCGCAGACCTTTTTGTGGGCGATGCCGCAGGTGATGCGCGACGGATTCACCTGCTGGGAAGGGGAGGAGGACGAGATGCAGGCTTTCGACGATGTGCTGTTCCCGCTGGCGCTGGGCCGCGAGGCGGAGGTGACGCCGGGCTTCTCGACCGCGATCCTGACCAGCGCGGGCGGGCGCGAGGCGCGCAACGCCGCCTGGGCGGGGGCGCGGACGACCTATGATGTCGGCCCCGGCATCCGTTCGGCCGAGGACATCGCCGCGCTGCTCGGCTTTTTTCGGGCGCGGATGGGACCGGCGCGGGGTTTCCGCCTGCGCGATCCGTTCGACAGCATCGGCACTGATGAAGCGATCGGCATCGGCGACGGCACCACGCGCCGCTTCGCGCTGGCCCGTCATTATGGCGACCAGTCGCGTCGCATCACCCGGCCGGTGGTGGGCAGCGTGTCGGTGAAGATCGCAGGCCGCAATGCCACCGGATTCGGCCTGGAGCCGGGCGGCTGGCTGCTCTTCGACACCGCCCCTGCGGCGGGCGCGGCGATCACCGCCAGCTTCACCTTCGACGTGCCCGTCCGCTTCGCCGAGGACCGGCTGAGCGCGACGCTCGCGGGGTTCCGGGCGGGGGCTGCTGCCTCGGTCCCGTTGGTCGAGGTGCGCGAGGCATGAGTGCCGACACGCTGACGACATGGGTGCTGTGCTGGCGGATCGAGCGGCGCGACGGCGTGACGATCGGGCTGGCGGGCCACGACCATGACCTGTGGATCGAGGGGCTTCGCTATCGCGCCGCACCCGGCCTGACGCCCAGTGCGATCCTGCGCGGTGATGGCCTCGACCCCGATCTGATGGAGGCATCGGGGGCGCTGACCAGCGCGGCGATCGGCGAACGTGACCTGTTGAGCGGTCGCTGGGATGGAGCGAGCGTCGCGGCGATCGCGGTCGACTGGAGCGGCGAGGCGGCACCCGTGCCGCTGGGGCAGGGGACGATCGGCGCGGTCCAGCTGGGCGAGGGCGGGTTCACCGCCGAACTGCGCGGTGTGGCGGCCTCGCTGGACCGGCCGGTGGCGGAGGAAACTTCGCCCGATTGCCGCGCGTCGCTGGGCGACCGGCGGTGCCGCGTGGCGATGGCGGGGCGGCGGCGGTTCGTGCGGGTGACGGCTTGGGACGGCGAGGTGGCGCTGACCCTCGACGCGGCCGAGCCGGTCGCCAACGCCTATGGCCAGGGGCGGCTGATCTGGTTCGGCGGCGACAATGCCGGGCTGGAGGCGATGGTCGCGCGGTCCGAGGGGAATCGGCTGTGGCTGTCCGCCGCCCCTGCTTTTGCGGTCGCAGCAGGCGCGCTGATCGAACTGGTCGAGGGGTGCGACAAGCGGCTGGAGACCTGCCTGTCGCGCTTCGGCAATGTCGTGAACTTTCGCGGCGAGCCGTTCCTGCCCGGCATCGACCTGCTGACCCGCTATCCCGGCGCATGACCACCGAGGCCATGAACGGCGTCGAGGCGGCGGCGCGGGCGCTGGTCGGCGTGCGGTTCCGGCTGCACGGGCGCGATGCGGTGCATGGGCTGGACTGTGTCGGTCTGGTCGCGCTGGCGACGGGGCGGGATGCGCCGACCGGCTATGGCTGGCGCAGCGGCGATGAGGGGCGGGTGGCGGCGCTGCTCGATGCCGTATTCGCGCGCTGCGGGGATCAGCCGGGTGCGGTGCTGCTGATGCAGGCCGGGCCGGGCCAGCTGCATCTGGCGATCCGGGTCGGCGACGGGATCGTCCACGCCGATGCGGCGCTTCGCCGCGTCGCCTGGCGGCCGGGAGCGCCGCCCTGGCCGATACTGGGATATTGGAAGGGGGAGGGGTAATGGCGACCTTGGTCTTGGGCACGGTGGGGCGTGCGCTGCTGGGGCCGGTGGGCGGCGCGATCGGCGCGCTGATCGGCAATCGGGTCGATCATGTGGTGCTGGGTCCGCCGCGCCGCCAAGGCCCGCGTCTGGCCGAGCTGTCGGTGCAGACCTCCACCTACGGCACGCAGATACCCGCCGTCTTCGGCACGATGCGCGTCGCCGGGCCGGTGATCTGGGCGACCGATCTGGTCGAGGCGCGGGGGCTGACCGGCGGCGGCAAGGGGCGGCCGGGCACGGAAAGCTACAGCTACTCCGCCAACTTCGCGGTCGCCTTGTCGGGGCGGGCGATCCGGCGGGTCGGGCGAATCTGGGCCGATGGCCGGTTGCTGCGGGGGAGCGCGGGGGACTTCAAGGTCGCGACCGGCTTTCGCCTCCATGAAGGCACGGAGGACCAGCCGGTCGATCCGCTGATCGCCTCGGTCGAGGGCGCGCGGGCGTCGGCCTTTCGGGGCATCGCCTATGCGGTGTTCGAGGGGCTGGCACTGGCCGAGTTCGGCAACCGTATCCCGCAACTGACCTTCGAGGTGGAGGCCGATTCCGGTCCCGTCTCCTGCGACGGGATCGCACGGGCGCTGTCGCCTGTGGTGCGCCCCGGTGACGCGGGGATGCGCGTGGCGGGCTTTGCCGCAAGCGGGGGCAGTGTGCGCGCGGTGCTGGAGATGCTCGCCGGGATGAGCGGCGGGCAATGGGTCGCCGAGGGGGCGGGCATAGGGCTGGCCGTGCCGGGGGGCGGGGCCGGACAGGTCATCCGCGACGAAGGCATGGGCGCGGACGGACCGGGGCGGCGCGGCGTGCGCGAGATGGCGGGCGAGGGCGTGGTGCCCGCCAGCGTCACGGTCGCCCATTACGACCCGGCCCGCGATTATCAGATCGGGGTGCAGCGCGCCCGTCGCCCCGGTGGGGTGCGGGACGACAGGGTTGAACTGGCCGCCGCGCTCGATGCCGCGACAGCACGGACATTGGCGCAGGACCGGCTGGTGCGCCACGACGTGGAGCGGGTGCGGCGTATCGTGACGCTCGGTCCCGAGGCGCTGGCCATCGCACCGGGCAGCATCGTGCGGATCGATGGAGAGGCGGGGCGCTGGCGTGTGACCGAGGCGGCGTGGGAGGCGATGGCGGTCCGGCTGAGCTGCGTGCCGCTGGGGCAGGGCGGACCGATCCTGCCCGCCTCGCCCGGCCGGATCGCGCGGGCGGCGGATCGGGCGGTCGGCACGACCCGGCTGATCGCGTTCGAGGCGCCTCCGCTGACCGACGAACTGCTCTCGGCGCCGCGCCTGTCGGTGGTGGCGGCGGGTGGCCCCGGCTGGCGACAGGCGGAACTGGCCTATAGCCTCGACGACGGTGCGAACTGGACGGCGCTCGGCCCGACCGCGCTGCCCGGCATCATCGGGGTGGTGCGCGCGGTGACGCCCGGCGGTGGCAGCGCCCTGATCGATGATCGGGGAATGTTCGACGTGCAACTGGCCGAGGATCTGGCGGATGCCGACGACGCCGCGCTGGATGCGGGCGCGAATCTTGCCTGGATCGATGGCGAGCTGTTCCAGTTCGCCCAGGCACGGCCGCTGGGTGACCGCCACTGGCGGCTGAGCGGCTTGCGGCGCGGGCTGCGTGGGACGGAAGCGATGATCGGGCAGGCGGTGCCCGGCGCCCCCTTTGTCCTGATCGCCCCCGGTTCGGTGCGGACGCTGGACGTGCCGGTCGCGATGCTGGGCCGCAGCGTCCGTTTCCTCGCGCATGGTCTGGGCGATCCGGTCGAGGGCGTCCAGGCCTCGGTCGCGGTGACCGGCCTGTCCGTCCTGCCGCCGTCGCCGGTCGGCTGGCGGTGCCGTCGCGGGGCGGACGGACGCGTCGCCCTCGGTTGGACGCGGCGGAGCCGGATCGGCTGGCGCTGGCTGGACCGGGTGGATGCGCCGCTGGGCGAGGAGGCGGAACGCTACCGCATCACCATCGGCGACCGGGTCGAGGAACTGACCGCACCCATGTGGAGCGGCACGGTCGCGGACGGAACGCGGGTGGCGATCCGGCAGGTCGGGACCTGGGGCGCCTCGGCGCCGCTGGTCGGATTCGTGGGGGAGGGATGATGACGACGAACGACACGCCGCGCTGGATGTTGCCGCTGCTGGCGGCGGGACAGGCGCAGAAGGAGCTGACCCATAACGAGGCGCTGAGCCTGCTCGACCTGGTCGTGCAGCCTTGTGTCGAGGCGGTCGGGGTGAATGCGCCGCCCGGAGCGCCGCTGCCGGGCCAGGCCTGGATCGTCGGCGACCGGCCGCAGGATATCTGGACGGGCCGTGCCGGAATGATGGCAGGCTGGACCGATGGCGGCTGGCGATTCCTGGTTCCGCAGCTAGGATTGTCGGTGTGGAGCCGGGGCGATGACTGCCGCTGCGAATGGGACGGAAGCCGGTGGCGGCTGGGCCGTGTCGCCGCCCGGACGCTGGAGATCGAGGGAAAAAAAGTTGTTGGCGCGCAACGACCGGCCATCGCGCCACCGGCTGGTGGTCAAGTCGTTGATTTTGAAGCACGTTTGGCGTTGAATGCGATCATCGCAACGCTGCGCGACCATGGCCTGGTGGCCTCTGGCTGA